GACTTATTAGGTTTTGCAAATTCTATTCCTTTTGATAATATCCAGTCAAAAATTACAAGAAAAACAAGACCCATTACATGTTTTTGATGAATGAGACTATTGTTTTTAGACTCTTGATACAAGCTTTTTGTTGGCTGAATCATTCTTTTTTCCTGTGTTTACTACTACTTTTTTTATCGAATTTATTTTCTTTAAAATATCTATTTTAAATTTTACAAAAGAAGTTCTGGAATTTGTACATCTAATATGATATTTGAAAGTTACAGGGCTTCTACCGCGAGGGCATTCATGAAATACAAATCCTTCTACTATAGCATCTGGTTTTAATCCCTTATTAGAAGCGTACTTTTCAAATTCAGATGCTATGACTCTAGGAACAATTGCTATTTTATATTCATCATTAACAAAACAATGACAAGCAAATTTTGAAAAAGTATGCGACACATTGTTTATTATAAACTCTTGTTCAAATTGAATAAAAGGAAGATGAAAAGAAACGAATTCAGTTTGATTCTTCGACGGTTTCCACAACAGATTTTGTTCTGTCATTTTTGTCTTTCATATCAATAAGTTTTTGAATTACGTCTTGACAATTTTTTGCGCTTGTTCTTCTTTTTGATCGTTTATACATGAAAAAAGAAAAGCTAAATGCAAAAATCATCATTGCACAAATGCAGAATAAATAATTTTGAGAGAAAAAACCTGCTAAAAATAAGACAAGACCATAAGAAAAAATAAACATTGGAAACAAAACAGGATGCAAAAATGCCAGTTGTTTTTCGATATAGTTTTCTTTATCTATATTCATTGATTTTTTAACAAGACTAATCTTTCCTGCAATATCATGTATTTCCTCTGTTTTGAAGTACAGAAAAGATTTTTCTCTATAAGGAGTAATAAGTTTACTATCAATCATTAGACAAAATGAAACGAAGTCAATATGAAGTTCTTCTACAGCCTCATCAAGGGTGTAAAACATTTTCATTTGATTTGCCTTTTCTGGATTGAGTATTTCTGGAGCGCTTTTTGTGTATATGTTCTTTTTCAATTTTACCTCACAGATTGTATATGGCAAGCCTTCACAAAATGCGTATAGTGCTAAACTTTAAACTTGGAATAGGCTAAAGATTTATCCAGGTTTGAGTTGTATAAAAACCATCCCAAGAATTGTTTTCCTGCATAATCATATATAACTACTTGAGCAGTATCGCAATAGAGACCTAATGCATATTCGTCTTTTTCATCATTTATTGCTTTTTTTATGTATTGCGTTAGAAATCCATTTACAAAAGCATCATAAGAGACATCGTATAAAGACCACCCAGAATCTAAAACTTTTTGCAAATCAGGAAAATCAGAAATAGACTTATTGCTAGCATTTATAAAGCTGTTTATTGCGTCTAGTCCTGATTGTAAATAGACTTTTTTAGAACGTATTTTTCCTGTAACTTTACATTGCATATTTATATAGGTAAAAATATTATCAATTTGATGTTTGTTTAAACAGCCCCCGTCATTTAACAAATCAATTTTTACATTGATTGATAAAATGCTTTTAGGAGTTAGAGCTGAAATTCTTTCCAAGGTATCAAGTGGAAGTTGCTTTTTCATTTTGGCCTTTTTACTCTTGTTTACAAACAATAAACCATATATCGAATAGATCTTTTCACATTAAATAGATACACAAAACAAAGTTTTATAAACCAAAAGCTGTTTTATACCAACCAGTTACGTTTCCTATCTTTACATCAGGAGCTACGTCGCCTTCATCTTCGTTATCTTTTCTTGCTTGTTCTTCTTCAAATAAGTCGTCAAGAACATCTCCAACTCCAAGTCTTCTTCCTCTTTCTTCTTCAAGATTTCCTCCACCAAGATCATCAATATATTGCTCTATATTAGCTTCATTGTTTACAAGATCAATTTGCTTTTTAAGAAGTTCTGCTTCTTGCTCTTTTATGTTCTTTCCGCCAGCAAGTTGCTCTTCCATTTTTTCATCAATATGTTGAATGGCTTTTGTAATTTCCATTTTAGTTCTTACATACTCGTAGAATTTTTCATCTGGGCTTATAATCCTTTTGCCTTTTTCGTCAACACCTGATCCCTTAACAATCATATATCTTGTATTAACTGGAAAAATATTATTAATTCTATATGCTCTACCTTCAACTTGTTGACATACAGCGGGCATCCAGTCAAAGTCGTTAATTAGAACATGCTCTGTCGTATTTTCAAGGCTTATTCCCGTTCCACCCTTAAGAGCAGAAACAATCATTACTTTTACCAAACTATCTGGATCTTCCGTAATTTTTCCATTTCTTTCTCTAATAACACCTTTGAATCCATCAACAGCTTGTTGAACGCCTTTAGATCCTTTGCTTTTATCTGTAATTTGAACAACTTTATATCCAGCAGCGGCTATGTTTTTATGCTCCTCATCCTCATATCCTCTTAGACCACCTCGAAGATATGATTGCATTGAATTAAATAAAGCTTCACAACTATTTTTAAAGCAGGAGAATATAAGAACTTTTCCTCCCTGATTTATTATATTTATAGCTTCTTTTACAGTATATGGAACTTTTTGATTAGCCAAAGTCATTCTTTCAGCCATCAACTGAACGAGTACGCTTCTTCGCGTTCTTCCGTATTCCTGAAGTTTTTCTTCAAGGCCTCGATTGAAAGCTTCCATATTAAACTGAACATCTTCTATGTATTGTTCGCTTATTTCGTGAGGAGGCATTCCAGGATTCATTGAACTCATTGATCTTTTAAGATAAGCTCCAGAAAGACATAGCCACTTGTTCAAATTGTGCGCTTTCTGAATCATAAGAAGAGCTTTTTGCTTGTCTGCCAAAGTTTTCATAGAAGCGCTTTCTCCTATAAATTCTTCTTTAAAATCTTCTTTAGACAATTTTCCAAGAGAATGTCCTGAACATTTTAGTATGTTATGAACGTCAATAGCAGAGTTAGATGCCGGAGTTGCTGTTGCTCCCCATTTGAAAGGAATCTTTTTGGTAACAATTTCTATGTTTCTAGCAGTTGCAGAATCTTCTCTTTTGAGAGAATGAGCTTCATCAAAAATACAAACAGTAAAGTTTTGTGTAGCCAATGCATCTAATAGTATCTGTGTTTTTCTTCCCTTAGGAGAAGCGATTATAGGAGCGCCATTCGCATTTACTTTTATAGAACCATCAGGGTTTAATAGAGGCTTGGAAGCTAAATTACTATAAGAAACTACAATCCAATCTGCATCAGAAGCTGGATTAGTGCTTACTTTTCCAATCGTATTTCTAATTAGTTTTTGTATTTCTGCTACCCATTGATTTTGAGTTGCTTTAGGAGTGAATATTATAGTTCTGCTTCCAGGCTTTTGTTTCATTCTCATTGCAGCAGCGGCAAGGGTAGACAAAGTTTTACCTGTTCCTGTATCGTCTCCAAGAATTGCGCTATTCCTTTGATATAGCCAAAATATTCCTTGTTTTTGCTTATAAAAAAGATCAATTATTGGCTTGTTTGGATCGTTTTCGCTTCTAGCTAATTGGTCAACAGTTTCTGCAAAAAATCTTTCAGTATCTGGTATTATCTTACCATTTTCATCTAATAAAGGTTTTCCATCAGGACCAAGTTTTTTATATCCATCAGGTTCGCCAGTATATCTTGTTTTCTTTACACGAGGAGGTTCTATTATATTTCCTTGATCATCTTTTTTGCCATTTGATAATAACGCAACAGCTCTTCTGTATTGAGAAACGTCCCAGTTCCTTGTAGTTAATAGAACTCCGAATCTTACCAAGTCATCATACTCTCCATAAATAAAGCAAGCCTTGCCTCCGTCTGTCTCAAGCCTCATTCCAGAAGGTGGGAACTTAACACCAGGATTACCTTCTTGAGGTTCTGCAAAATAAGATCTTAATCTTCCATTAGGAAGACCGTCAATGCCTCTATCTTCTACAGTTTTATATTCTCTAGGATCAAGGTCTGTGTTGTTTCCCTTACTTGGAAATGAGAATTTAATAAAATTTTTCATTTCATTAAGAGATTCTGGAGTATTTGGATATACTATTTTAATCAAGAATTTTGTTTCTTGAATAATTCTGTTTCCATTTCTATCAGTGCTTGGGTAAACGGCTTTTTCAACCACGACAACTTTGTTTTTATCAACTTTGCTTACTTTATTTTCATCAAAATATGCTTCAAACTTTTCAATTGCCAATCTAAATTGTTCAACATTATAGTCTTTAGATTTCATAAAATTGGCTAAGTCTACAAGCTGAGAAGGAACATTTCCGGCGCCAATGGAGAATATGCATGAGCTTACAGGCTTTGCTATATTTGGATGTTGTACTATTTTTTCTTTTACTATAAAGTCTATTACTTCTTTATTAAATGTAAACCTAATAGAAACAACATCTCCATCAGGATTAGTTGCTTCAACTGTTGCAGGATCTTGAAGAGGTTGATTTGCTTGAAGGGCTTGTCCGTTTTGTTGAGCAGGAGCTATTGCTGTTGTAAGAGGAGTTGTATCAAAGCCTAAATCTTCAAAACTTTTTACCATTTTGTCAAAAGTTGATCTTTCGCTTGTAATAAGAAAATAGCCATCTTGAATATCTTTATTTTTTGAAAAAAGAAAATAAGCTTGAGGCTTTTTATTTTGGTCTAAAATCCAATTAGGATATTTCCCATTAACTGCCAAAGTTTTCATATGCATTTCTGCTATTTTAGCAAGCTTAGCATATTCCTGAACCGTTAAACCTTTTAATTTTATGCTTGCACTGGATCTACTTGCTCCCCACTTTTTGTCTCCTAAAAAGACAAGTTCTCTATTTCCCTTTGGCTTTTGAACAATTTGATTATTATTTTGAACAGGCTGCTGATTTTGTGGAGGATTAACAGGTTGTTGAATAGGTTGGTTATTAACCTGAGGTTGTTCTTGGTTTTGAGGAATTGGCTGTTGAGGAGCCGGTGGCTGATTAACAGGATTATTGTTATCGCCATCAACTTGCGATTTCTTTAATAGATTACTTATTGAAAAATACTTGTCTAGCATATCACTCTACTTTCAACATTTAAGCGAATTGTCCTAGTTTTTTATACCATCCAACAGAAGCTTTTCGTAAATTATTTTGCTGATCTCTTGTTGTCATTTCTCTTATAATATCGGGATCTTTGTCAAAAGGAGGCACAATCATTTCTTTTCGCAAAAACTTAGGATTTCCAGGTTTTGCAACTCTTATTAAGTGAATAAGCATTTGTTTATATTTATCCATAACAACAGGTTCTTCTTTTAGAAATTGAGGAAGATTTTTATATTCGTCAACAAGTTTAACTGAACTCATTATAGATGGAGTTGTTACTCTTCCTGCTATATATGCTTGTATAATATCAGGATTTTGTTTCTTTTGATCACTTAATCTAAAATACTTAAGAGGATCTAATTTTACAGTATAAACATCTTTAGCAATAATTTGAGGATCTTCAGCGTTTATTGCCTGCTTAAAATCTGCGTCTTCCAAAATATGAGGATCAAAATGTTGAGGCCCTCTCATAAGATGAGTTTGATATGGATTATTTTCTAAAACTTTTTGTTTATATAAAGCTCTTAGTTCAGGATTTTGTTTATAATGATCTTCGAAAAGCTTAAACTTTTCTATATTAAGAGATAATACCTTTTTCTTAGTTATTGCTGATAAATTTTGAAATCCTGGCAATTTTCTAATCCAACCAGGAGCAATAGAATTTATTTCTCTATCCATGAAAGCGTCTAAGAAAACAGTGTCCTCTGTTTGTCTTTTATATGGAATCTCATGAGCTTTGCTTATTCTTTCTGCATATTCATTAGAAAGTTTTTCTAAATTATCAGGATTAAGAAAGAATTGCTCAACAGCTTGTCGTGGCATTTCTTGAGAAAAATAGCCTTCATTTATCGCTATTGCTGAACTTTCTGCTTTTACTAGATTAAGATCAGCTTCAAAAGCCTTATCTTCATTAAGCTCTGGCATGTATTTTCCAATAGCTTCTTGAAGTTGATCAAGAGCCATTTTTGCAACACTAATTCTATTTCTTTGTTCTTTTGTCTTTCGTGAAGCTCCGTAAGCGTTTGCTCTCCAATACATTCCTTCTCTGTATTTATTAAGAATAGCTTGCTTAAATACTTCTTTACCTCTTGGATAAACTTGCCAGTGATTGGGAACTTTATCAAGAACTTGTTTTATGCTTTCTGGATTGTTTGCATACAAAGCAGTCAATCTTCCATGAACATTATCAATAAAATCAGGATCAGCTAAAACAAAGTCAGGCATGTTTTGCGCATTATCTGCAACATTTTGAGCCATATGCAAAGCGTCGTTACCTTGCATGCCTTGTATTTTCTTAAACCAACCTTGCTTACAGGTATCTTTAAGTTGTTCTAAAATTTCAGGATATTCTTGGAATTTTTCATTTTCCGTTACTCTATTAAACAAAAGAGGATTAGATAGAAGATGTTTCTTAAAGTCTTCTATTTCTTCAATATTTGGAGTCCCATCATCGTTGAAAAAGCTCTTATTTAGGTTTCTTTCTTTTAGAATTTCTTCCCAGTGAGCTTTAGCAGAATAGCCTGTAATTTTATCCTCAAGACCTTCTCTTGCAATAATATCAGTAATCTCTCTCCAATATTCTCTTGGACAAGAACGACTAACGCCTCCTGCATAACTTTGATCACCCGCTATTTCAAGAATATTTTGGTCGCCAAATCGTATTCCAACAACTCCCTTTCCTTCTTTTACTAAAATCCAGAAATCTCCTGCACTTAAATATATTGGTCCATTAGAATTTTTTGTTGTACACCAAGAATTTGGTACAGAGAAATTGTGAAGTGTTTCTAAGTTTTCCTGATAAACTTCTTCAGCGGATATTTGTTTTCCATTTGCGTCTACGCGAGGTTGGGTTTTGTCTTTTTTCGGTAACTTAATCCATCCAGATTTATTTCCTTTTCCATCGAATTCTTGTCTAGATGCTTCAATACTATGGTCAGCTAGATCTTTGTCATATGTTTTAAGAATATCTATATTTCTGCTATCATTTTGATTTATTGCATGTTGAATATCTGCAACAGGAATCCCAGTTACTTGAGATATTTCTTGTGGAGTTTTCTTCTCTTTATGAAGAGCAAGAACCTGTTTGAATATTTTTTCGTCTTTTATAGCTCCGTCATATTTGAACCTTACTTCACTTATCCTTTGAAACATTTTTGCAATAACAGGAGGACTTGCTGCTGGAGGTGGTTTCTTTGTTTTAGAATCAGAGCTGTCAAATATAGGATTCAAAAGCATATATATAAAAGATGGATTTTTACTATAGTCAGGATGCCTTTGGACGTAATTTATCCATTCATCAAAAGTTTGTTTCTTTTTTCTATTTATAACTTCAAGATAAAATTTTTCGCCTTCTTCTTTGTTTCTTTGAGAAATATTATAAGCATGTTCTAGTTCAGGATCGTATATATGATTTTCTTTCGCAAAAGTATATTCTTTTTCAACATCAAATTTTTTCATGTAATTGTTGTTGGGATTTTCTGGATCAACCTTTGCGTAAACTCTTGGTAGTATTTGAGTAGATATAAACTCATTTATATCTTTTTCTCCATTTTTAGGATCTATCTTTTTAGCAGTATCCTCTCCTGTTTCTTCATTTTCAATGGTATATCCGCCCCATTTAATCATTCCTTCAAATCGCATGATAAACATCTGTAAAGATGGATCTACAATTTTGAATTGCTGAATCTTTTCTTTTGGTCCTGCAATTTTTATTAATTTGCTAATTGTTGTATACCAGGTCATCTGGCGAAACTCCCTTTGACACGAAAACAGTATATTCCTTCTTCTATTTCGTCTTAAAAAGTCCTCTTTCCTTTTGTAAAGCAACCAAATAAAAACCGCCGGTCACTCTCGAAAGAGCAAACCGGCGGTTGAGGTAAGACAGGAAGGCTAAACCTTCCTCATACAAATATCTTAGCCATTGCTTTCTTTTGCAACAGCAGAAGTCTTACCATTGCCCTTTAGATCAAGGCCAAGCTTTGCAACAGCCTCAGAAGTCTTCATGCCAGAACCAGACCCTTCAAGGGTTGAGACTTGAACCAAACGCATCAAAGCATCCGTTGTAATTGTCTCAGCAAGAGTCTTCAAGATGGGAGGAAGATTGCCTCCGCTTGTTGCAGAAATTCCCTTGCCAATACCAGCGCCAAGGCAAGCCAAACCAACTTCGAAGGCGGAAGGACCATCGCCGGTCTTTGCGCCACTGAGAAGAATCATGTGGGGTTCCATTCCCTTCATCGCAACGATCAAGTCCTCAGCGGTGACCTGACCCTCAAGATTATCAGTACGAGAGAGCGTAGCAATCTTGCTTCGCTCAACGCACTCGCGTATAGTTGCAGGAATCTGACCGGCAAGGAATTCAGCAGCAGGAGAAATATCCACTCCTTCTGCAAGAAGATTTCCTCCGTAAAGACGAATCAAACGCTCAGCAGCAATCTTGTCAGGAGGCATGACAGGGATAACCGTATCAATGCGACCAGGACGAAGGAATGCTTTGTTGATGTTCTCAGCGTGATTTGTGGTCAGGATGGTGATAATCTCAGCATCCTTGTAATCAACACCGTCGATGATGTTAAGAACTTCGTTGAGCTTCGGGTCTCTTGGACCATTCGTTGCAATATCAACGTCCTCTGCGAAAATTACGCAGGGAGCATAAAGTTTTGCAAACTTGAACGCAAGAGGAAGATCTCTAACGTCCTTGAGATACAGGAAGGTGAAGCCGTTGTCTTCGCACATTTTGGCCGTAACGTATGCAGTCAATGTCTTACCACAACCGTAAGGACCAGTGAGCAAAACACCGCGCTTCAGCGGAATGCCGTACTTGCGGCAGGAATCAGCCTTCTTGATAGGAGCAAACAAGCCAACGTTGAGAAGGTTGGAAATCTCGTTCGAGAAGATCAATTGGCTTTCGTCGGTTTTGCTGACATCAATGAACTTCGGAGAGTCGGTCTGCCAGTTGAAATCGCGCTGCTCGCGAATCCAGTCAAAACTAACTCGAATTGCTTTACCTTTGTAGATGCTGTGGTTCTTGAGATAGAATTCTGTCTTTGCTGCAATCTTTGCAACTTCTTTCTCGTTCTTCTTCTTAACCTCTCCCTTTATAAAGAAGAGAGGGTCAGCGCCTTTAGGAGGCATACCTGTTTCAAGAAGACCTTCAATGCCAAATAGCTTTACGCTACCCCAAGGAACCTGTACCTTTTCTCCAACGCCAACGTCAACGGTAACTAGTACGGGAGGCTTGGGAGAATCAAAGAAACTCTTTGGAGGAGTTTTAGCTCCAATGGGGTGACCAAAAAGGTCGCAAGTTGCTCTATGGAAAGCAATAGCACCGTCCATCGGGAAACACTCAAACTGGTGATGAATCCCGCATTCTGCTTCTTCCTCTTGTTCAACCTCCTGAAGGAATTGAATTCCTTCACGAGTTGTCATTTCACGAGGATCGCTTGGAAGAATGATTTTCTTGCCACTTCTTTCTAGAAGAACATCCTTGAAGAGTTCTTGCGATTCTTGTTCCTTAGAAGGAGCCTTGGGAGTAACGCTAATTTTTTGTGGTGCCGCAATAGCCATACATCTTACCTCAACTGTCGTTTTGTCTCGCAAACACAACGTAGTGGAAGCGAACAAGTAAATATATGCTATTTCACCAAACTTGTCAAAAATACGATCAATCTTTTATGTGCAAAAACAAAGCAAAAACGTGTCATTTCTCCGATAGCTTTACATGGATATTCCAAAAAACAAAATAGAGACAATTCAAGAGCTTCTGGAAAGAGAAATGCATTTTCCTGCTGGTAAACAAGTTATTGCTATTTGCAGGACTAAAACATCTCCATATTGGCCAAAAAGTCCGCTTGACATTGATGTATCTACGCAAGAAATAACAATAAATGACCTTATTGAATATGTAAAATATCTCAATAAAGAATTAAAAACTCATAATAAAAAATACGAGAATTACAATTATCAAGAATGGCCTAAAGAATATCCAGTTAAGAAAAATATATTGTCACAAGAAAATACTAAACTAAATCAAGAAATACAAACCATCGCTAAAGAACAAAAAACAATATTTGATATTTTAGATTTTATTGATTAATATTTAGATTATCTTTTTCTGTTTTAAGTTTTTAAAAAATGGTTGACCTTGATGAGTAATAAGACCAGGTTCCACTCTAAAACCCGGATGATCTTGTTTCATTTTTTCTATAAGTTGAGTTGCTATGCCTTGTCTTTTGTAATCTTCTCCGACTTCAATCATTTCAATTTGAAGAGTATTTCCTTGAGTATAGTAGTTTAAATGGCCAATGACAAAGCCTTTTTTCTTGTCATAAGCTTCAATTCTTATTAGATCTCCATCTTCTTTGAAATCAATTCCATTAAGATCAGAATCTATAATAATATCATTGTTAAAAGATTTTTGAGATAATATGTTTTTTAAATATTCTTCACTTAGTTTTATTGTATTATACCAACCTGAAGATTTCTTTTTTCTAAGAGGAATACCATATTTTGCGTCTTCTTCTTTCTTTCTTATTTTTGCTCTTTGAATCGCCCACATTATATATGGAGCATCTCCGGCTCCTTTACCAAAATATTTTGTCATCCATAATGGAAGCTTAAAATTTTCTTTAATAATTAATCTTTCAATATCTTCTATAATTGATTCGTCAAGACAGTAGGGAAGAGTATTCTTTTTATACTCATCCATAGCTTCGGCTTCAGCTTGTTCTCTGTTGTTTTCCCACTCCCTTAATGCAACTTGATATTCGTCATCATTTTCAAAATCATCTACATCTGGTTCAGGTTCATTGTAGTCATAAGAATAATCATATGAAGTAAATAAATCTTCTTCATTTTCTTGTCTTAATTTATATGCTCTAGAAATTTGAGACATTGAGTCTATTGCCATTGCAACAAATTTTCTTTGATTAGTAGGGTCTAAGTCTTCTAGTTTCTTTAATTTTGTTGAATCAAATTCTTTATCTTCTTGCATCAATGCAAAGGCTTTATCATTAATCCTTGATTGCAAACGCTCAGGAGTTATTGTTTGTAGCACCCCAATATAATTTAAATCTTCTTTTACTGATTTTTCTGCTCTAGGAAAATAAGGCTCAAGAAAATGTTTTATATTATCTATTTTATTAGGATCATATTTCATTGATGGATTTTTTCTTGAACGCAAAGCTAATGTTAGAGCTTTTTGTTTAATAGTTTCTGGATTGAATTTTTTTAGTTTAAGTTTTTGAATATCAGAATCAAAGGCTGCATTTGCTAAAATAGGAGCAACACGACTAGCCATGTGTCCTCCATTATTGCGATAACTTCTGTCATTGCTTAATTTTTTATTAACTACGTTATATGCATCTTCATAATCCCAATCTATTAAATTTGGTTCAATCCCATATTCATTGCTTCCATAAATAGCTTGTTGTAAATCTTCATCCATTTCGCTGTAAGATAAATTATAATCAAAATCGCCCATTCCAGGTATAATAGCTCCAGGTAACGTTTTTATCCATTCTCCTAACATTAATTTTAGTTTTGGAGAAGGATCTGCGTTTCCTGTCTTTGGTCCATTTCCAAATATTTGCGAAAAATTCCAAGAATTAGGCTCAACTTCCATTGTTACATATGGAACGTTGTTTGGATCTCGAAGCGAAAATATTCTTGTGTTTCCTTTTTCAACATCATCGCAGTACCCGCCCACACAATGGCCAACTTGATTCCCTTCAGTCATAAGATTGTTTCTTGTTTTTACTGATTTTATTGTCCATCCATTGTTAGCAGGATCTTTCCATTGAGGTCCATAAACAATATCTTCTTTTTTCTCGCCAAAATAACTTAATCCGTTTCCTTTTCCAGAAATAACCTCATGCCATTCGTCTGAAAGTTCTTTTGCGCTTTCTAAATCAAGACTTGCTAAGTTTGTATTTATGTTATCAACACCATATTCGTTTGTTACATGTATTTTTTCTTCTGGAGTAGTTGCTTGCGACATGGCTTGTCGAGCAGGAATAATTCCCCTTGAATACCAGTCAAAAACTTCATTAAGAATTAATGAAATATTATGAAGATTATAACTTGTTTGTCCTTGAATAAGATCTTCTTGTCTTATTGGGTTTCTTGGGTCAAATGGTTTTTCTGGCCTTAATGAAAAAGCCATGCGAATTTTTCTCATTTGAACTAAGGCCCATTGTTGAAATTCCATATTGTTATATCTAGATACAAGCTGCATTTCTTCTGGGGTATTAGAGTTTTGTTTTTGTTCTAAAGGTGTTCTAAATTGCTGCATAAGAGTGTTTACGTCTGTATGAGGATTTTTAGAAAGATAACCAACAGCTTGTTGCTTAAGCTGAGGATTTAAAGTTGTTATATAGCTTATAACATCTTCTCTTACTCCTAAGCGAGCAAGATAAGATTCAACAGAACGATCTTCTTTTGCTGAGATTTTAGTATACCAGTTCATAATTAAAACTCAATAATGTTTATATCATTACCAAAGCGATGATATATCTGTTGTTTACATAAATGTTTCATTCTTTCACAAAAAGCTTCTTGAGAGCCATTCATGTGACTGTATGCTCCTAAATGACAATTTGAAGTTCCTGTTAAGCTTGCAACTTTTTTACAAGTATCAATTCTTCCTTTGTATATATATTGTATATTATTTTCATATTGTTTTTCTAGCCAATATCCGTGAGCGCTTACTTCTTTTGTTTCAGGTATTGATAAAAATTGACCTTCTTTAGTTAATATATAAATATGATTACATCCGTATTCTTGGTTAAGAAAGCCAGAGTGTCCTATGTCAAGATAATTACTATCTATATTAAAGGTTTTTGCTCTTTTGTACCAGCTCATTTAATCTTTGCCTTTGCAGTTTTCGCTTTCTTGTACCAACCTCCACGACTTGCTTTTTTGGTTTTCTTAGATGAAGAAGCTATGGCTGCTCTTTGTTTCTTTTTATCATCGCTTGGTTTTAATACATGTAATTCTTTCATGGCTCTAGTAAAAGCAACATATTTTGCGTTTTCTTCTTGAGCTAAATCTTCTTCAGATTTTGCTTTTGGATGAGGAAACAAATTAGGTTCTATAATAAAAACTCTATCAAATTCTAAACCTTTTGATTTATGAGCAGAGGTAAGCGTTACAAAGCTTAATGGATCTTTGCCAGCTAAAGGATCTTCATCTTCTTCATTTATTCCAGAAAACTTATTTTTAAGATAATGTATAAAATCTTGAGCGTTATTTACTCTGGTATTTGTCTTTTTATCTTGATATCCGTCATTTGCAAGGAATCCAACAACCTCAGTCATAAGATCTGCCATTTCATTATTTTCTTTGATTTCAGTAGCCTTACTTGGAATTCTTTCATTTGCTCTTTCAAATTCAGAAGTAAAACGATCTATAACTTTTGTAAGATTTTGTATTGGAATATTTGTAAGATAATTTGCGTCAAATTTATTTCTTTTAGATTTTTTTGTTGTCTTATATATAAAGTCTGTAAGCTCTTTACTAAAATCTTTTCCAATGATAAGAAAATCAATATTGTTTTTCATAAGCTCAATAGCTGTTTTTGCAAGAGGAGCATTTGTTCTTCCTATTATTGCAGTAGATCCTATAAGCTTTTTATTTATTTTCATTTCATCTATTACAGAAGCAATCGCTTCGTCTTTTTCTCTTCCTTCTGTAACGTTTCCATCAAAATTTAATCCAGCTTGCAATTCTTTAACATGAGTGTTATTTCGAACATATTCAATTATATTTTTTCCGCTTCTATAATTAGTTGGCAATTCATGAACAAGCCCTCCATTAGGAGCAGCTTGAATTGATTGCGAAACTTTTTCAAATGATTTAGAATCGCTTCCTCTGAATCTATAAATTGACTGATTTGGATCTCCAACCGCAACAACTCTTGCACCAGCCTCTGATAATTTTCTAAGCATGATGCTTTGACATTCATTAAAATCTTGAACCTCGTCTGCAAGAACAACATCGTATTGAGGCCATACAACATTTGGATTTATTGCAGAAAACCACAAAGTATCATCAAAATCTCTTACATAGTTAAGTTCAGGTCTATTACATTTTCCAGGAATGGAATATTCAAGAACTTGAAGAGTAGCTTCTGCAAGTTCATTTGTGTAATCAGGAAGTTCTATTACTTCTCCTCCCCAACCTTTACCTTGCTTATCTGGATCTACAATCTTTGTATTTATGTTATAGCTTTTTATAATTCCTAATACTTTTTCATATTTATCAGCAGAATATGGATTTATAGAGTAAGCTTTACAAAGAGAAACAATGTTCTTGACAATAAAGCTTGCAGAATATCTTAGATTTTGAGGAATCTGAACTTGTCCATTCTCGGACATGACATCATCCATAATTAAGTCTATTTTCTTTTCGTTTGGTTTTACGCCATTAATTTTTTCTTGAAAAATATATTTTGTATTTGGAAGTGTTTGATAATTTTCGCCATTGTCTCTTAATACTTGTCCCAAGAAACCGTGACTTGTCATAACTGTTACGCCAGGAGGAAACTTTCCTTGGCTTTCTAGCTGATTCTTTTTGTTGAATACGATATAAAGCCATTGCTCTCCAGGCTTCATAAAAGATGCTATATGCTTTAATACGGTCGTGTTATGAGTTAAAATACAGTCGTCTGTAATATATAAGTTGTCTTTTGAGTCTATAGAAATACATTGACACTCTTTTTTGCCAACGCTTTTTATGTTAGTAATACTTCTTTTAGCATGATATTTTGTACTTGAAGAGTATTTAGATAATTTTCTTTCTAATCTAAATGGATTTATATTTTTAGGTAATTTTATATAAATTCTATATGATAATTTACCTTTCTTTTTTATTCCAAGATAAGTGTAAGAAGTTGTTCTAGTTGTTGTTTTTGCTGTTCCGCCAAGAGATTGAACTAAAAATGATACGTCTTTTGCTAATTGATATGATGTCGTACAATATTCCGCAGTACGTTCGCTAATATATCCATCTGTATCTAAAAGACCTTGAAGTATTGAAATTCTTGTTTCAATTGTATTGAATTTATATACATCTGGAATGAATTTCTTATCAGAAGGAATCATCCAAAGATTGAGTTTTTTAATTTCTGCAATTATAGGATTATGAACTCCTTTTACTTTTCCGCTTATGCGATAGTCGCATCCGCATCCTGTTGGGTTGCAGCTAAGCCTTTCCGGTAGAGAATTTTCTATGTATTTTATAATTTCAGGATCTTTACTAGAAAAAGAAACACAACCAGTCTTAAACGAACCGTCTCCAAGTAGAACTCCCATAACATACGGATCTATTCCTGTTTCTTGATAATTAAATTCTAATGGATTTGCTATAGGTATATAGTGTTTTGGATAGCCCCTATATAGTAGATCATTTTTTAGATCGCCAAGTTTCCTAACTTTAGCTCTTGAAAATAAATCTTCTTTGTGATATCTGTCAAGATCTCTATCTAGTTTTGTTTCTGTTAACCAAAGATGTTCTTCGCAACATTCTGTTCTGCTTCCATCGCTCATTTCTACTTCAAATACTTCTTTTTCGCCTTGAGGAAAAACGCCTGTTACTTCATGAGGAAGACCATCAGAGCCAAAAACTAGATCTCTTACTTGAACGTCGCCCATGCTAATCCATCCATCAGGAGTAAGAAGCTTAGCATCTAAGGGCTGTGCTTTTCCCGTTCCTGCTAAAGCATTAATCATTATATTGGATTTAGTGTCATTAAAAGATAACTCAATAGCTTTTTGATAATTGCTTATTTTGTCTTCAGGAATTCGCCCTTTTATCTTTCCCCCATTTGCCCCATCTTCTTTCGCCTCATTTGCCGCCCCTTTACCCTGGACTTCGCGAAATTTTTTGAAAAGGGCTTTTGGATCGTTCCCCGAAATTTTTTGACCGGCAGCATCTTCCACTGACTTTATAACTTGAGCTATCCCCGCTAAAGGAAATACTCCCCCTTCGCCAGCTTCATTCTGATACTCCCAACCGCCAACTCCCTTCGTAACAACAACCGGACTCCCATCCCTAAGTAATGTCGCTAAATGCCATATTTTATTTTCGCGCGCAATAGGAACAACAGGATTTGGTCTTTGCTGAGGTTGACCCATTGGATTCTGAGGCTGAACAGGCACCGCATCCATCTTGCGAGTACCTTTGCACTGGGGATACTTAGAACAACCATAAAACTCTCCATAAGCGCCTTTCCTTTTTATCATGATAGAGCCACATATAGGGCAAGGATCAGCATCCGCTAGAACAATAGTTTTAGGTTTTGTCATTTTATACCAAGTCATTTCTGTCCTTAAAGATATTCATTTACTATATATTATCGTATTCCATGCCCCTTTTCCTCTCTAGAGCAAAGGAAAAGACCATCAGATTCGATAATAATACAATATGAGTTGGTATAACCTTGCAAAGTTTGGTCAGATATGGAACGTGAAATATCGTCGCGATAGCGTGCAAAGCTGTCTCGAAGCACTCTATCAACTAACCTACAAATACCAACAAATGCAGATACAACGCTTCAAGGGATACCCAAAAAGACAAGAAAATATGCTCCTTGGTATAGAAAAACAAGCAAGACAAGTTATAGCAGACCTTGTTGACCTACTTCTCCCAGTATTCGAAAAATGGCTCGCAGGCCACGCCCTCACCAATCCTAAGGCTTGGGCCGCAAATATAATGAAAGAACAAGATGAATCAGGCGGTAGTTCTCCATCTGCTATAGCTGATATGATAACCGGCTTTAGCTTTGGAGGCGTTGGCGGTCCTAGAGACCGTCATAAATTAGATGCAGCTTCTATAGCAGAGCAACTTGACTTGCCTATTAAGAATAAGCAAGCTCATGCTTTTGCAACCTGGTTCCACCACACTAAGGTTGATATTCGAGAAGCTGATGCAGAAAATAGAGATGAATATGATACAAGGTCTGAAGAGGATCTTGACGCTTATTACCGAGATATGGACTTCTCAGAATACTTCTCAACTTATTGGAGCGATGATTGGGAGGCCTTTTTCGAAGCTGTAGCTCAGTTCGCAGATATCCATGAGTTCGCCGCCGAAATAGCTGAGTTCGCTCTCTTCCCAGCTTGGTACGAATACTGGCAACAGCAAGGTATAGATGAAACAAGAGATAGGCTAGAGAATGCATATCAAATGCTAAAACAAGTCGAAAGCCAACCTATAGGTCAGGCGCTCGCAACTATTAATATTGTTATCAACACCTGTCATCAGACTGGTGATATGTTGGATTATATAGTAGATGCTACAAACGATTATAAGGGCAAACTTTATAGAGCTATGAATAATCTTTCAAGCCTTACCGATAGCTCGCCTGAAATACAAGATTGGAATAAACAGCTTAATCAAGTTGGAACGAAAATACCTCGTCCTTATAAACCCAAGCCGCAAACTCAACCAACGCCCAATGAAGCAATAAGCCCAATACAAAACCAAGCTGTTTGACTTTTGCGCGAATTTTTATTTATGCTTTGGCATTGAAAGCTTCTATGCTTATACCAAGCCAAGCTACAGTCTTTTTTATAACTGAAGGATTTAGCTCATGCTTCATATTGTGACTATGAATAGTGCTTGTCTGTTTTGTTTTTGAGTTCGTAAGCTTGAACCCATTTTCAATATTCTTAATATCAATGTCAAACTCTCGAAGAATAGCCAAAAACTTCTTTGTCGTAATTAGCCCTATTCTTGCGGAAGTGCTTTTCTGTTTAGCCATAATCGACCTTTATCGACTAATGTAGCTCAAGCGAAATATAAAACACTAATATTCTATGATCTTGGCTCTTGGAAATCTTTGCAATAGGTTTTTGTAAAGTATAGAAGATATTCTTTGCTGCTCTTGTGTTTTTACTACAGAAACGACATTCTTGTCTGCATCAAATCTTCCCTTAACTAGCATAGATTTTGCGCTTCCGCCAAACTCTTCCCCATATATATCATCATGAGTAAAGCTAAAGCCCCTATTGCCCTTTGCGAACCATTCTCCAGCAGTCTCTACCAAAAGTTGCCCATTCTTCCAAACCCATATAGCATCATTTGGATTTGGAGGAGGAATCTTCGCTTTTGTTTCATCATGAGGATCGGAGTCAAGTTGTGTCCAACTATGCCCCTTAGATAAATAACCGTTTCTCCAAAAATCCCTATCAGCAGTTTTAATCTGACGTATTTTTTTCAACTCGTCAGCAGCTCTTGCATATTCAGGATCTCCAGTATTTCTCATAATCTCATCAGATACTCCTCGCTCTAAGCAATAACGAAATTTCTCATGCCAAGGCTCATGTATCGCAATAATCTGATTTGGAGGAATATCTCCATATTGAGCATAAGGGCTTTCTAACTTCTTGGGATCAGTATAAAATTCAACAATTGGAGCATTACCTCCTGAATAACTTTTAGCATCCTTCCATTCAGGCCAACTATAAATAGCTTTTGGCCCTTCAAAACCTTTTGCATGAGATTGTAAAATGCCTTGAGATCTAATAACTTCTGGAGATGCTTTAGTTACATGAAAACGACGAACCATCCCGTTTGGAATAGAAGTCGTACCCGGCTCAGACG